TGAACTGGTAGATGAACTGGTTGACGAGGTTGAACTCGAGGTCGAAGAACTGGTCGAAGAAGAAGTGCTACTCGATGTTGACGATGAAGTACTGCTCGTTGATGAACTCGTTGATGAAGATGTGCTTGAACTGGTACTACTGCTGGTAGATGATGATGTACTGCTTGTACTGGAACTCGTTGATGACGAGGTCGAACTACTTGTCGAGCTACTTGTCGATGAAGATGTACTGCTACTGGTAGATGATGAAGTCGAGCTACTTGTCGAAGACGTGCTTGATGAAGTACTTGACGATGTTGACGAAGACGTTGAACTGCTGGTGCTCGATGATGTACTCGAAGAAGTAGACGACGAGGTTGAGCTACTGGTACTGCTACTGGTTGACGACGAGGTGCTTGAGCTGGTACTCGAACTTGTAGATGAAGACGTTGATGAGCTGGTCGAGCTGGAAGTGCTGGTCGTCGTCGTAGTAACCGCTGTAACTTCATAAATAATATACGGACAACCTAAAACCCACTCAAAGTTTGTATTATCTGTCATAACTGGCGTGCCTAAAATCCAATCATACTGGGTTCGATGAACTGTTTTTAATGAACTTAAATTTTTTTTTTATTTTTCATTATGCTACGAAATTACTGGTTTAATATCAACATAAATACCTGAATTTGCTTCATATTTTTTAAGATAAACTGTTACATACACCCAACCCGCTTGAGATGGAGTAAAAGTTACATCAAATCCTACCCAATTAGTATTATCTGTTAAAACATCATTAGAAACCACAGTAGCTCTTGAGGTTCCACTCGCTTGGTCATAATAACTTGCCTCTATATACAATTCAGAAGACGTAGGAAAAGTAGTCCATCCAAATCCTTTAATATAAATTGTTATTGTTGTTGTTGAAGCCGGGACCCAAATTTTAAAATCTCCGGTCACTGGATTTTCTGTTAGAGTCAGTGGATAATTCAATCCCACATCAGAAGTTGGTGACATTTTAGCCGAACTGCTTGCTCCTCCTGTCCTTACATTTGTTGTATCTTTTTCTATTGTTCCTTGGAAATAAATAGTTTTGTGGGCCCCTTGAACTTGTTGGTCATCTTCGCTTCTAATAAATCCACCACGCTCGGCAATTGAATAAGAAGACCATTTACAATCTCTGGCATAAATAGGTGGACAGTTATTAGCACGGATATCAGCAATATCGTGAGAAGTTGTTAGTCCAAAAGTAGTGCTTATTAAATAAGCTACTCCATAAGCCACATTTAAACCATAATCAGTAGTTGCCGCCCCTCCATTAAATACACAATTTTCTATTATTGCTGTTGAGCCCTGCAGATACAAGTTGGTCCACTTATTACTATATAATTCGCAACCTTTCAACTTAATTTCAGAATAAATTGCCCTTATTCCTTCTGCGCCACTGGAATAGTTCGAATCTCTAATAACACAATCTTCAAACCAAGCTTCTTCACTATTATAAACATATACATTTCCGTTGGGGTCACCGCTTTGTATGATTTCTATATTCTTTAATTTCCAATAATTATCATTATACATATTTACTTGATAAGAGTTATCACCAAAATCAATAATTGGCTTTACATCAGAAGAATCTCCCCAAGGGTCATCAGTAGTAGAACAACCTCTAATTTCAATATAATCTGTCACTGTTCCATCTTCATCGAAAACAATATCAGCAGTATAACTATGAGTTTGATTAGCTCTTACCTTAGCAATATCTCCCGGCGAACGAACCGTAACTGAAGTGTATTTAGAAATAGTTTTCCAAGCGGTAGAAGTAGAAAGACCATCATTGCTATCATCTCCATTAACATAATCAATATAATAAATAGTTCCGACGGGTTTTCTTTTAACTATTTTCTTTTTTCTAAATTCAATCTCTTTGACTACTGCAATAAATTTATCTTTCAACCTATCTATCTTTTCAGCTTTACATCGTTCAAATTTCAATCTTTCTTCTTCATTTTGTTCAGGAGTTAATCTGTCATTGTAATCATAAGAAAGAGCTGAAATTTCGGCAATTTTTTTCGGATAAAAACTTTCTAAATCTTTTAACTGTTTATCAAATTTATGCTCAAGTCCACGAAATTTTATCTTTTCACACCACTCTTTAACAGTCAAATTCTTATATTTTGTTAATCCCAATAACTGATTTCTAAGTTGTGTTTTTGTCATAGCCCTATTTAATAACCCCACTTTTGCTTTAGATATTCTCTATTGGCAAAAGTGTACTTTCTTCTATTTTCAATTTTCCCTATTGTTACATTGCCCTGATGAAACACCCTTGTCTTGTGTGTCCGGTAGGTTTCATAACCTGCTTTTCTAATCCTTCGCCAATAATCTCTATCCTCACCAAAACCTATTTTAAAGTTTTCGTCAAATAATCCAACCTTATCCATAATTTCTTTTTTTGTAAGCCAGCAACTTCCGAATTCTGCTCCTTTTCCATAAGCCATATAATTCTGTGATAAGTCAATTTCTTTAATTCTTAACGCTTCTTTTGCCTTTCTCGTTTGTTTCATTAAAGCCGGCATAGCAATACCACAATCGGGATTATCCTCAAAGGTTTTAATCAATGCTTCAAGCCAGCCCTCGTAAACGAATACATCGTTATTCATACAACATATCCAATCGCCACGGGCCAATTTAAAGCCCTGATTACAACCTTTGGCGAAACCAAGATTTTCCTTATTTCTTATTAAAATATCAGCCCATTTATCTAATAGTTCTTTATCAACTATTGAACCATTATCTATTAAAACTAATTCATAAGGAATTTTCGTGTATTTTTTTATTCTTTTGAAGCAATGTTCAGCGAACCAAGACGACTCGTCTCTATCTTTAATAACCTTGCCTGATTTACCGGTAAAATAATTCGGGATAACAATTGATACAAGTTTTGGCTTTGTTTTAATCTTTAAGGCCATAAATTTTCAGGCAATTCTTTAACTAATTTCTTGTCATCAATCATTTTCCTATACTCTTTGTCATAGATATAGTCCCGACCTGCTCTGGCATATTTTCTTGCCCTGTTTTCTTCTGTCATATAACCATAATGAAGAATTGGCGTATCTGAATGAAATCTTGTTTCTTTGGGTAAATGAATAAAAGTCGTTGGACAAGCATATCCGGCGTATTTAGGCAAATAAGTAATGTTCGGTTGCCATTTATAAGCCCTGACGTGGTGAATGCTTTTCCAAAGCCGGTCATTTCTGAAAGTTTTTTCGCTATCCCACAAATAAATCAATCTAAACCAAAATGTTTTCTTTTTTTCATCTTGCCAAAACTTTTCTAATTGTTCTTTTAGGTTCTTGGGATAAATTTCATCTGAATCGGGAAATAATACTATATCCGGTTTAACATCATCGAGCATTCTAATCGTGTTATCTCTTTGAAGGCCTTGATTCCATCTTCCATTATTCTTTGTTTCTATATACTTGACAACTTTCGGGTGGTTAACCACCGCTTTGCGGATATAAGGCGTCGGCTCGTTAAGATTTACATAAATCTCGTCAACATATTTAGATAAATCTTCTAAAACCATATCAATATAATCATCATCATCGTGAGCCATAAAACAAGCAACAATTTTGGGACTTTTTTTAACCATTTTTCTCAAAGGGTTCAACGCAAATTTCGAAATGAAATTTTAGGGTTTTCCCTTTTGGGCAAATCTCTTTTATTCCTTCTCCGTTTGGTAATTTTAGTTCAAAAACTTCTCCTTCTTCTAAAGCGAAATCGCAATGGTAGGCGTGTTCTTCTCTGTGTTTTTTGTATTTTGTTAAAGGTTTCCAAATTATCATATTTTCTGAATTATACCCATTCCTGGTATTAAATGACCTTTTCCATAAATTGTACTCCCGTACTCTAAATTGACTTTAGGATATCTAATTTCTTTCCAGAAATCCCTGACTCCTTCCCTGATATTAACCGTGTCGTGCATCAATATCAATCCTCTATCTTTAACTAATGGTACATACATTTCAAAATCTTTTTTTACTCCTTTGTAACTATGGTCTCCATCTATCAATAAAAGCTCGTATTGACCAAATTGTTTGACTTTCTCAAATACTTCTTTTGAATGTGAATTGCCAACTACTAAATGCCAATAAGGTCTTAATTCTTCCGGAACTCTATTCGTTCTATCTCTTAAATCAATTGAAACAAGTTTTCCTTTTCCGTTTTCTTTTAGGGCGGACAAAAAGGTTCTGGTACTTTGAGCTTGTCCAACTCCAATCTCTAATATCAAATCTGGTTTACTTTCTAAAACAATCTCGTAAAGCATTAAAACATATACCCTCATTGCCCTTCTCATTTGTTTCATCTGGAGTACAATTTCGTTCATCTTTCTTTGTGATAATAAATGAAAGTTGGCTTGTGAATTATATGGACTTTATCCATTCCTTCAAACATTGCTATTTTTTCAATCAATTCCCAATCATAAGTGATTTTTCTTCTTGGTCTTGGTTTAAATCCACCATATTTCTCAAATATATCTTTCTTGTAAAGGAAACTTCCTAAATCACATTGTTGGGGTTTTATCTGGCATTTTAAAATATGTCTGTAATCTTTATTTATTACTCCTCTTATTTCCATATCAACTCCTATTAAAACCGCTTCCGGTTTTTGTTTGTGTCCTTCAACTAATGTTTCTAAATGGTCCGGATACCATAAATTATCATCGTCTAAAAAACAAATCCATTCATCTCCCCATTCTCTTTGACTATCTTTTAGATAAGCAAAGGAGATGACTGCCCCAACATTTCTGGCAAATCCGCCGAAATAGTGGGTTCTTACTCCCAAATCAACCCAGTGTCTGTTTTTGTTTCCTCTACATATCTTTGGTAATTTCCATCTTAATTCGGAATTATTATCATTAACTATAATGTGTTGCCATTTCTTGTAAGTTTGATTGTCAACGCATTCAATTACTCTTCTTACTCCTTCTAATCGCCAACCCGCTGTTATTATTGTAATGTTCATTTTAAAAGTTTTAATGGGATATTTGTTTTTGGGTCTATTTTCGGATATGGTTTTCTCAAATAATCTTGTTTCTGTCTTACCGGAAAACTCCATTGTCTATTATACCAATCCGGATAACCTCTATTCTTACAATATCCTAAATGGTTCAACCATAAATTATTTGCCCAACTACATTCTTTGCCTAATTTATTCCTCATTCTTTTAAGGAATTCAGCGTCATCCCAATATCTGTTTCCAAGTCCGCCCATCGCAATATAATCAGATTTTCTTTGAATTCTGAAATAAGCTGATAATGCCTTTCTTGCCCTGCTTAAATCTCCTTTTGTCCATTTCATATTGGGAATTCTCTGTATCCTACAACCTATGCCTCCGTGATTGGGATATTTTTTCATTAAACCAATCAACTGCTGAATAACATCTGGTTCAAGTTCGGGAACTATAATGTCGTCTTGCATCATAATAAAGAACTCTGACTCAACGAACTCAAACCCTTGGTCATAAGCAAAGCATAAAGTAACTTCTTTTTTGTTTGAAACGAGCTTGTAAATCTTGCCTTCTCTTTTTAATTTCTCCAGATACTCTAATGTTCCATCTCTTGAAGCGTTGTCAACCACTATCAATCTAAACGGAGTTTTTACTCTCTTATAAAGCTCTTCAATACTTCTTTTGGTGAAATGTAATCGGTTACAAGTAAGTAATACTATGTCAATCATCTTTTCTTATAAACGCAAAGGATTGACTTTTGGGCATTGTGTCCTTTCAATTCAGTCATATTCCTATGCTCTATTGGTTTATATCCAAGCCAATGTTTTAAAAGATAATGAAGAACTGGTTTTGTCAAAGCAACCTTATGTCCTTCTTCTAAAATTGTTTTCGGCCCCAATTCGCCATCAGGGACAATTATTCCTAATATCCCGCCCTTTTTTAAAACTCTGTCCCATTCTTTTAAAGTTTTCTTTGTGTCCGAAAAATGCTCTAATGAATGACAAGCCATTACATAATCTAATTCTTCGTCTCTAAACATCCATAAATCATCTCCGGAAATCCCAACTATATCTACTCCCGGAAAAGGGAACAAATCAATGCCAATCGCATCTGGGTGAACTTTCCTATAACCACAACCGACATCTATTCCTCGACCTTGACAATACTTGGCAAGCAAACTTCTTTGCCCTTCACATTGTTTTGTCCACTTTTCAGTCGGCACTCCCTTTTCTTTCATTCTTTTCTCTCTTCTTTGTTGCTCTCTTTCATCATAAGGGTGATTTATCTTTACTGGTATATTCGTTTCAGGGTCAATATCCGGATATGGTTTCTGCTCTCCTTGTTTAACTCTTTCTGGGCTATAAGTGAAATAATCTTTAAATCCTTTAACATACCCTTTGTTTTCTGGCATAAAACCAATATGGTTAGCATAAAGATAAGTTGCCATCGCATACTTCTTTTTAAGTTTTTTCATTGTATTGGCGAAAGTATGCGACTCCCAATGCCTTAATCTGCCAAATGGTCTATCTCCTAATTGAGCTAAATCGCTTCTCTTCTGAATCCGGAAAACAGAAGGCATACTTTTTATTGTATCAATCAATTCTCTGTCTTCGTCTATCTCTAATCTTGCTGTCCTTTGTATCCTCATACATATCGCTCCATAATCCGGATAGTATTTGTTAAATAAATGAACTAATCTCTCCAACCAACAAGGTCGTAAGTTCGGAGGGATTAGGTCATCTTGGGTCGTAACAAATACTTCTGACTCAACCAGTTTAAATCCTTCATTTAATGCTTTAGGTTGACCTATGTTTTGGGATAGAAAAATATGCTCGCTAATCTTTCCAATCTTTTTACAATGTTTCAAGTAATCTTTTGTACCATCGGTTGAAGCATTATCAATCACTATCAATCTGTAAGGATAAAAAGTTCTTTTGTAAATCTCGTCAATTGTTCTTTTAAGGAAATGAACTCTTTGGTATGTAACTAACAGAATATCAATTGGCTTGGTTTTTTCCATTTTAATAATCTTCTAATAAAATCGGTTCTAATTGTTTTTTGTAAATAATATCTATGTTACAGGAATTTTTAATCCTCAAAAACTGCTGATTTATCTTACTATTCTTTAGATATTCATCTATTTTTTTGGCTAACTTCAGATAAGCATCATCAGTTACACTCGTAAAACTCAATTTTCGAACCGAACCAAAACTATGAGCTAAAACACTTTTATTTTCCTCGCCAAAGTCAAATAAAGGCGGAAAATCTTTGTTAAGAACAAGCAATTGTTTAGTCATTGATGCTTCTAAAAGGACGTTTGAGCATACTTCTGAAGTTGTTGGGAAAATAAATAAGTTTGAAATTTGCATAAGGTCTCTTACCACATCTCTTGGGACTCCCCCAATTGTTTCCGGTGATAAAGTTGAAGTAAAAACAATTTCGTCTTTACTTAAACCCTTTTCGTAAGCAAATTTCAGTTTAGCTTCAATCTGTTCTTTTAACCTCCTTGCGTTAGCATTACAAATAATCAATAAAACCTTATTTCCTATCTCTTTTAATTTAGCAAATACTTCTATAACCTTATCTATTCCCTTGGCGTCCATTCTGGTTGAGCAAATCGGGTAGGTTTGAATAATATCCCGATTAAATAAATCATACTTATCTGCTAACTGGTAAGTGATAGGGTGCCAGTCAAAAAACAATCTGGGGTCTTTGTTATTAAATACCACTCTAACATCGCTTTCGCTTACGCCAATCGCTTTGGCAAATCTCGGGACATCGGTATAGTTCATATAAACATACCTGCTTCTGGGCATTTTAAGATTTAACCCTCCGCTTATCGCTGAATGTGCCCAATGTATCCATTTAACATTCGAAACACCACACTCCATAATAGCTTTTCGATAAGTATAATATGCTTGTAGGTATATCAAGTCGTGTTCAATAGCTACATCAAATTCCTTCAACTCCTTTTTAAAAATTTCAATGAGCTGTTTTTTAATTTCTGGGTTCTCTACATTCTTCTCCATTCTAAATCTCGGAAATATCGCTTTCATTTCGCATTCTATTCCCTCTCCTTTACAGCCTTCTTGAGCAAAGAAAACTACTTTATGACCATATTTATTCAAGGTCTTAATCTGGTCTCGAACGTCATTCACCAATGAATAACTTTCCGGCATATTTCTAAAAGCTGTAAGGATTGCTATCTTCATTTTGTTATGTACTTACCCTTTTTCAATTTCTTTGCTTCTTTTTGGGGCCTCATCATTCTATCCATTGGTGGTTTTCTTAATGATTTTCTTTTAGTAGCAATCTTTGCTACTCCAAGTTCAATCAAACCGTGAGCAACATTGTTGCTTACAATTTCAATCTCTCCTTTTTTATGACCCTTATAATCTTTTAAATAAATTATTCTCTGCACAGTTTGTTGGAAGGAGACAAAGGAGAAGATAGTCCAGAAGGCACGAAACTATCCTCTACTCTTTGTCTCCACTCCAAGTTAGTTTATCACTAAGGAATACCAGTAAGTTTCCTAATAGCGTTTTCAAGGACACAATTTCCAGCTATTCTTTCAACAACCCTGATACCAACTTGGTCTTTCTCCCAAGCATCGCCTGCTTCACGAGAAATCGTAACGGTCATTCTTTTTCTGTCGCCGAGCCAATAACCTCTCTTGTAATCTCCGAAATAAATTTCGGATTCAGGAAGCCAGTTATTCTCAATGACAGGATAACCGTAAATCGTGGCGGGTTGGCCTGGAGCTACTGCTTCTTGCCAGATGTACCTATTCTGGCTATCCTTGATTTTTCTCAACTCCTTGATATTCGTGTTGTGAACCAAGAACTTGGCATTTGCCCTGTACTTGGAAGGCAACAGATAAATCAAGTTAATAATGTCGTCAAAATCAAGGTTTCCAGAACAAGCAACACTACCAATTGAGCAATTAGTCAAACCAGTTGGTTGGCCAGTACCACTACCAGCGGTAATGACTTTGTCCTCTTCATCTCTAATTGCCTCGGCAAATAGACTGATGATTAACCTTACAACATCGAAAGTGTCGCAATCTTCAACCAATTCTTCACTGGCATAAAGAATAGCGGCAACTTTGTAAGCAGTAAGGGTTTTTTCGGAAAAATCGGCTGTAGTGGTAGATTTGGTGGCATTTTCCGAAGTCCAAGTAACCTTTGGCTTGCTTCCGAGTTTCGGGATTTTCATTACGTCCCTTTTCATCGGAACAACCCTAACAAGGCCACGCATGTGATGCGGGTCTTCTAAGTCCTTAATAAGTTCAGCCCGGAACTCATCAGGAAATAGATAACCACCATCGGCCGCAACTCCTTCGCTCAATGCTTTAAGAACAGCATGGTCACCATTGACAAGGGCTTGAAAGAATCCAACGATTTTTTCTTCCTTGCTCAAGCTATCCACGCCCTTCCTAACATCGACGGGAGTATAAAGCTTGCTGGCCATATCTGGTCTCCTGCCGGCCAACTCGTCTAATTTCTCTTTCAATTCTTTTAAGTTCAATTTTTTCTCAATTTTCTTAACCACTTTTTCAACTGCTTCCTCAACTTCTTCTTCGGTTTCTTCTGTTTCCTCTTCAGTTTCTTCAACTGCTTCTTCGGTTTCCTCTTCTTTTGGTGCTTCTTCCTCCTCTTCTAATTGTTTCCTCAATTCGTCTATCTCGGCTAACTTTTTCTTGAGTTCATCTTTTGCGCTCATTTTTCTTTGACTTCTTAACTTCTTTTAATACGAAGTTAGAATCTTTGTTTATTCTTTGCAAAGCCCGCAATATAACCTTGTTCATCAATGGTTTCTTTGCCATCTTTGCTCGACCTTTCGATTCGCCTTCACTGTCCCGAACAGCATCTGCTTTAAGCAGTCCCTGTAGGACAGCAATCGTCCTTTTTAATTCTTGTATGGCATTTTCTATAATCTGTCTGTTTTCACCAAGTTTAATTTTAGGCTCTGAAATTCTATCTAATTCTCTTTTTAATCTTTCTTCTAATTCATCGAGTGTATCAGCACTACTAATATCAAACATTTCAAATAATTCAGCTTTGGTATATTCTCTTAATTCTGGTGGTTCTTTGTCAAACTCTTTATAGTGCTTTACAAGATGATTGTATACTCCTTTCTTATCATTATCAGGTATATCAACTCCGCCTCTTGCCCCTAACAATACAGCCATTGCGGCCGCAACCCCCCTCCAAACTGTTTTCAAACCTCCACCAATAACATCGTGGTGAGGAAGTTTGTAAGCTCGTAGATTTTCAGTATCGCCACTATCATACCAAGTAAATGCCTGTCTGTATTTTGTCCAGTTGATATTATCTTTATCCGGACCACCTGCCCATCTTCTTACTCTTGCTTCGGCGGCACGAGCGTCCCAACTAACTCCTTCATCTGCTAAAGCAAACTTCTTGAACGGAACCACCCCTTTCTTTTCTGCTTCCGTTTCTTCCCTTGTCGCCGGCTCAAATGTTCCATTATGGGACTTACAATGTGCCCTTGCCGAACCTTCAGTCCAAACTTCTTTGTTATAACGCATTGATTGGACTTCTGCCTTACCCTCTTTAATACCAAAGATATAATCTATACATTTGTCATCGTGTTTACGATAACAATTCTTTCTTTTAAATCTTTCGTATTTATCAGGGCTTTTTAATCGGCAAGAGTGTTCATTTGGGTAAGGTTTAATCACCATTTCTTTTTCTAAAACCTCAGAAGCTGTGGTAAATACTTCTGAAATTTCTTCTTCTGCAAGAGTCTCATTTTCTTCGTCTGACTGGTCTTCTAATGCCTTTATTTCTCCTTTGACCCAATCATTTACTGCTTCTTTGTCTTTATCAGTAAATTCTTTTGAAAGGGTTAAGGCGCTTGCTAAAGCGGGGACAGGAACAGCTGAAATTTCAAGCAGTTCTTGCTTTAAAATCACGTGAGGGTCTTTTTCATCAACTTTCAAAGGAATAAACCCAACAGAAAATGCTCTCATAATTGGCGGCTCTGCTTCATACATTTCTTTTACTTGTTTAGCAAACGGAGTAATTTCATGAAAAACTGGTTCAAACACCAAATTCTTTCCTTCAACTCTGATGTTTTTAGCAATACCAACTGGCGGAATGGAATAATTATGGGCAAATTGAATAACAGGGTTTTTCTTGAAGTTATCAAGAACCCAGCCATCAACTTTAACAATATCGCCCATTCTATCTTTATCTTCCGAAGAAGCGATTGCTACCAGCTTACCTTCTCTTTTCTCAATTAGAGCTTCAATTGATTTCTTTTTTTGTTCTGCCATTTTTTTAAGCTTAATTAGTTTAGCATCGACCTTTGACCATCATTCCAATAAAACAGGAATAATGGTACATCTACAAGCGACGTGGAGGGGTGGTTGTCCAACGTCCTCGTAATCGAATTTAATTCCCATAAAACTATCGCCTTTTTTAAAATACTTTTCTTCTAAGCCTACAATTTTACCATTCATTGCCGCACATCTTTCACAAGTTCTTTCGTCAAAAGCGGTTAACCATTCTTTTGCTTTGACTACGCCTGATTGTTTGTATGCTTCTAATGTTGCGAAATTAGTTGCTCTTGACGTTTCTGTCCTTGCTATTTGTTGCGCTCTTATTCCTTTTGCTCGCTTAAACACATCTTCTATTCTTTTGGTTAGTTTAGTAATACTTTCTCCTTCTGCTATTCCTTCTTTAAGAACTCTCCTAATTTCTTTATTGGTTCTTTTATTAACAGAATTGGCAAACTTTATTGGTTGTTCTTGTAAAAATTTAATGACTTCTTCAGTGGTTGTATTAAACTGCCCATACTCTCCCATATTTACTAAAGTATAATTTCCTTCTGTTTCAATAATATCCTGAATAAGAGAAGTTAGAGAAACAACAAATCTTTTATTTTCCTCTTTGACATCGAGAAGAACCCGAGGAATACTTAATTTCATTTCGTGCCAATACTTTTTGGGTCTGCTTGCCGAATCAACTTGGGCCATCTTATTAACCACCGCCAAGCATTGTCTTTGTTCTTTTCTTAATCTTTTTAAAGTTTCTTTTTCTTGTTCTCTAAAAATAGTTTTTAACCGGCTAATAAATCTTTCTTCTTCTCTTTCGGCTAATTTTATTTGTCCTTCCCAGAATAATTTTTTATCTTTTATTCCTTGTCTTTTTTTAATAGCTTTTTTATTTATATCTTTTTTTTTATGATTTTTATGATGTTTAAGATGAGCTTTAACAACTTTTCTGATAGTTTCATCAATATCTTCTATCTCTTTTCTTTCAGCATTCCTCGCATCAAGAGAAACTAATTTTCTTGAATATCTTGGGGCTATCTTTTCTTTCATCGATTTTGTCCCGCCGATTGGTATGTAATTTATCGGTAAATAAATACTATCGCCGCCCTCTTTAAGCGGTTCTAATCTTTCTGCTTTTCTAACTTCATTGATTGTCATCCAGCCATTTCTCAATGCGTTTTCGTAAACTTTTAGTTTTAATTCAGAATTCTCCGGGACAGGGTCATCAAAATCAAGGAAAAGATTTTCACTATTAGGAAATCGAGGAACAAAAAACTCGTTCAGTTGTTCAACGAGTTTCTGCATCTTTGGTTTAATTGTCCAACGAGCAAAAGAATAAGCGGCAACTTCTGCGTTTGCTCTGTTAACTTCTTCTGTAATTGCTACAATTGGTTTTGGTACTCTAAAAATTGAAAGTATCTTGTCCCTGCCAAATCTTTGCTGGGCAAGGAACTCCATATCTTTAGCACTTAATTGAACTGCCTTGTAATCAAGTCCATCGTGTAAAATGGCTGTCTTGGCGTGTTTCTCAACGCCTCGATACATCTTATTCCATTCTTTCTTTAATCTGTTTATCTGTTCTTTTGTTAATCTTTTATCTGTTCTTAAAATAGCATCTGGTCTGGCTGAATTGTAGAAAAATTGGACATTCCATTGTTCTGAATACTTATCTAAATCATAAGTTCTTGCGGCCGCTTCCAATGTTCCTCTCCCTCTGAATGGTTTTAACGGGTGAGGATATTTAAGCATTATAATTTGTTCTGGTTTAAAGGAAATTTCTTTTCCATCTTCTAATCGGTAAATATATCCGCCGATAACTTTTTCTTTATCCCACTTAATTTCTAATCTGTCTGGTCTTAAAAGATAAATATCAAAAAATTTTCCTCTTTTATCTAATAGCCACGGGGCCTCGCCCGTTAACTCAAGATAGGTCTGACTTAACCAAATATGGTCGAATTTGGTTGTGAAGTTGTTAATTCTGTATAAGCTGTCAAGGATTGGGTGACTATTAACTTCTTGAACTTCTGTCTTGTTTCCTTTCTTGACTCTTTTATAAAGTCGAAAATTGATGGTCGCAATTTCATCAGCAATCGCTGAAACGCATACATAGACCCAACTTTCAGCGGCTTTCAAATAATCCTCTTCTCTTAATTTTGGCGGAATACTACCCCAAGCCGGGGCAATAGCAGAAAGTCCTTGATTACTTCCGGTTTCTTCTCTTTCTTCTAATTGACTCCAAGTAATTTTTTGGTAGCCAAACTTTTTAAATACTTTATCAATAAATGACATTTTAACAAAAAACGGTCAACGCAAAAATTGTTGACCGTCGGTTTTCCCTTCGGGCCTAATAGATTATTACTATAATTTATATCGATTAAAAGACCTTGTCAAGAAGTCAAAACACTTCAATGCCAGGTTCGGTCGCAATAATACTCATTAACCCTTGCACCAAAAGCACAAAAGCGTCAACTAAATCATCGTGAGCTTCCACCCCAAATCCTGTTAATTGAATTATTAAATCCTCACAACCTCTCCTTGGAAAAAGAACTGTCCCGTTTTGAATGTAAGTTGCGATTGTTCTTAATCTTGCTCTTTTATCAGTGCTAACCTTTACTCCTTCTACTGGTAATCCTACTCTTTCCATCGACTCAATTTGCATCCTTTGATAAGCAACATCTTCAACCCATAAAGTTGTTAATCCTTTTTCATCTCCCAAAGACAAACTAACTTGCTTTGCTCTTTCAGTTGTCTCAAATCCGCTTAATCTTTCATTGACTGGGTTGGGTAAAATATAAATTTTAGGATTTCCATTGATAAATGCTAACTTGCCAGAAACCATTGCTGTATAATCTGCCGTTTCTTTTTTACTAATAGCAAGGTCAACTCCTGTTCCCTCGCACTCAACTAATTCATTAGGAATTCTATCATAATAACGTATCCAATTATCACGAACTTCTTGTCCTTCTTCTGGAATTATTTTTAAAAGATACTCTCGTTGCCAAGTCCTCATATCGTTTACTTTATCTCTCTCTTTTTGAATATCTGCTTCAGTTGGAAACTTTTCAGCCCATAACGCTTTACCATCTTTGTCGAGAAAAGGATATTCTTTTACTACGCCCTTTCTTTCGCCTCTTTCTATTTCTCCTTTAATCCTACTCATTATCGAATCACGATGAAGTAAATTTCCAATTATTATATATCTTGTATTTACATCGCCTGCCGGAATTACATCACCATTAAACCAACGAAATGTTTTATCACGCTGTTCTTTCGTTCTTACCATTTCAAGGTTTTCAATATCATCAATTATAAACAAATCTGGTCGATATTGTTTATGTCTTATTCCTCTTGTTTTTTGTCCTGTTGATTTAGCTGTAATCCTAACACCATATTTAGGCAATACAATGTTAGTTGCTGTCCACTCTTCTTTACCCTCAAATGGCCCCCAATCTTCAATTAACTGTCTATTCATTTCAAGCTCTGTTTTTAAATTATAAATATGAAGCTTGGCTTGTGGAAAAGTATCAGCGGTTAAAACAGGAAATTTTACTCGTCTTGATATTATTGCCCAAATAGGCAAAGCGAGCATTGCTATCGTTGATTTAGCACTTCCTCTAAAAGCAATTATTTCTACAAATTTTAAACTCCAATCTTGAAGAAGAGTATAAATTTCTTTCTGAAACTCTGCTGTCGGATAAACAATATAATGAGGAAAATAAGTATGGCTAAACCAATAAAAACTCTGAGCAGTTATTTCTTTTCTGAAAACAACATCATTTATTATCTTCTGTTTTATCTTTTCGTAATCCCGCATATTCAAGTGCTTTCTCTAAAAGCTTTCTGTCTTCTTTGTTTAATTTTCTTTCTATTTCGCCTTCAAGCTTTACAACCTGTTTTTCGTCCCAATCCTCAAAGTATTTAAGCCATAATTTCACTTCAGCGGCATTACCTTCGGCTATTGCTTTCTTATAAAGCCCGAGAATAACCGTTGGAGTTCTCTCTCGTCCCCATTCTTTTCTTATTTTACCAACTTCTTCCCAAAAACCTTCTACCCTTTTCCATCTCGATAAAGTTGTAAAATCAACTCCTAATTCTTTTGCTAATTCTAATTGTGTTTGTGGTTCTCTAACGGGACTTGGTAAAGCCATCCATCTTACAAATTTTTCAAATTCTTCCCATTTTTCTATGCGTTCTTTTTTAGCTTGTTTTGGCATAATTTAAGTTTATTAACTTGCTAAATAATCAGCACAAATCAACTCTTAAAAAATTATTATCCATAAGTTACAGAAGCATCTGGACTTTCGTAAACGGAAACCCAAACACGACCCTTTAAGCTTTTCTTTGTTAACAATAAATTTATTTCTTCCCACAAATAACGGGCAAGATTTTCTGCGGTTGGGTTGAAACCTAAAATATCATTTAGAAGCTGATGGTCAAGACTCTTAATAACTTTTTTAATCTCTGAAAAATCAACTATCATTCCATTTTTGTCCAACTCTTCTGTCTCAATCATAACAACTACCTCCCAACGATGTCCGTGTAAATTTCCACAAGGGCTTGGGTAATCAAGTTCCAAATAATGGGCGGAGTCAAAATGATATTTTAATTTAAGGGTATATTTAGTCCCCATAACTTTCTTCATCTTTAACTGTTTTAACTAATAAAATACTTTTTTGTGTCTCAATAACCTGATAAGGTTTACCATTTTTTATTTTTAACTTAACCTCACCATATTTTGTTTTAATGATATGGTTTACTAATTTGATGAATTCGTAATCAGTATCAGCGTAAAGAATTACTTTTCCTTCTTTTATTTCCATAACTTATTTGGTTGATTAAGTCTTTAAATTCTTTAACACTTAACCGGACGTCATATTTTTCTTTTACTTCTTTCAATCTTTTCTTTGCTTCTTTTTTTCTTTCTTCTGGGTCTAAAAATCTTTTAAGTTCTTCTATGTTTGTTGCTACCGGCATTCCTAAGGCCCAAGCTTTAGTAATCTTGTTGTTACTTTTAAATCTTCCTCTCGGCCTTGTGTCCGGAGGCATAACTACAAAATCACATTTCAATATCTCATCATTTATTGTTTCTAACTCCCATTTTATATTCTTGTCTGCTTTTTGATAAAATGGCCTCAAATTTGAAATAACAACAAGTTCTAATCCAAAACTTTTAATTGACCAAATGGCTTTATCTAAAACTTTAGCATTATGAGAATATCCATACCAACAAACTTTCTTAGCTCTTCCTTTGTGAACTTTTTGTTTGTTGTGAAATTCTAAATCCTGTCTGTCAGGAATAAATATAACTGGTTTGTCTGTAAACTTTTGAACTTCATCTCGTAAAGCTTCAGTAGAAGTAGTAACCGCATCACAATAATCAATTACTTCTTTGATTGGTAAAGTATCAAGCCAATCAGGGTCACATAAATCAAAAATTTTTATACCATTAAACGCTCTAACATATTCCGGCCAATAACATTTCTGAAAAATAACAACATCATACTTTCCGCCTTGTTGAAAAACCTCTGCCTCTGGCCAATACTTAATAAGCCAATGCCCTCTAATTCGTGAACTACCAACATTTTCTCTTCCGTGCCATTGTTCAAAAAGCAAAATTCCAACTTTCTTTTTCATTTCTTTTTCCATTTTTCTAATACTTTATCAACAAGAGTTAACCAATCTTCTCTAAATCTTTCACCATTAAAAACCTTAATTGCAGTTTCACGACCTTTTTGACCTATTTGAACTGCTTTTTTATAGTCAAAAATCATATTGGCAATTAACTTGGCTGAATGTTCAGGATTGTCTTTACAAATCCAGCCATTAATTCCATTTTTAATAAACCTATCCGCTCCTTGATGCTTTGTCGTAACAACGCAACAACCACTAAACATTGCTTCTGTCCTTGTTCTTGGCATTGGCGAGCCAAAAGTAGGATTAAAATAAACAAGTGAACGGCCCAAGAAATCTCTATAATCGTCCCAATCTTTACAATACTTATCTGTTCCTATCCAAACAAGTTCAATTCCATATTTCTCTTTTAAAATTGTTCTTGTATCGTGAAAAAGACGCCTACCATAATACTTATCTCCTATTCCTGCCGGAGAAATGAAAGTAACCACTCTTGGTTCTTTTGGTAAGTCCCACCATTCTTCTTTGTCAAGTCCGTGAATAATCGGGTGTCCCCAACCCCACATCTCGACGGCTTCATAAGAATTGACAACCATTTCAGCAACTCCTTCTAATGCTTCTTTCATTTTTTGTCTGGCCCATTTAATCCCGTTTTCTTCTGTTGGTTCCATACCATCTTCTTCTGCTTTTTGGGGAAAAACCTCAGGATAAACCGGCGTTCCGTGGTTAATCACAATAATAGGAATATCTTTGATTTGTCCTCTTACTTCTCTAAAAAGCATTGTTTTACCATAAGCAATTTTTGGTGAAAGACATTGCTGGTCAATATGTAAAAGAGCAAAATCATATTTGCCGGGTTCATAATAAGCAACCCATTTTAAATGTTTCGGCATTGGCCTGGCTTGATGTCCCCATTTACGAACGTGCTGAATAAGATAATGCCATTCAAATGGTAATTTCAATAACTCATACTGGTGGCTTGTATGCCAAGGCAAGCTGAAAACTTTAATCTTGCCCCATTTTCTTAAAAATTCTTCTTTTATCATTTTATCGGTCTTAATTGAGCATAAATTACCACTCCTTTTTCTTCTGCTTTCACTATTTCAAATTTATGCCCTGGGTTAATATCATAATATGTTGGTTTCACTTTGGTAAAATAACTAAAAGTATTTTCAGTAAAAAAGCTTTGATGAGTTGGGTCTCTAAAAGACGTATCTGTTCCTGCGATTGGAACAACAATATCTAAAATTCCATCTTTTTTCAAAACCCGATGACATTCTCGCATCACATAAAGCAAATCATAAGAAGATAAATGCTCTAAAACACTATGGGCTTTTACTCTCGTGAAAGTATCATCAGAAAAAGGCAGTCCTTTTGTAATGTCCCAAACTATCTCTTGTCCATAATCTTCCCAATCAATCCCAATAGCATTTCTATCTTTTGCTCTTCCACAACCAATATCTAATTCATTTGGCAATCTTTTAATAACTTTTTCTTTTACTGGTTGTAACTTAATGTGAATATCTGGTCTGTCATTGATATTCTTCTCTAATATCTTCCATTTTCTTTTTACAGCATCAGTTTCTAAAGCATCAAAAGTATACTCATTGAAATATCTTTTATGTCTTAAAGCATATGCTTTGATATTGTCTTTGTGAGGAACTATTATCCAAGCTTTTCCGTGAGGTTTTAAAACTCGCCAAAATTCATCAATAACAAACATTGGGTCATCAAGATGCTCTAAAACATGTTGACAAAAAATTTCGTCTATTGTGCTATCAGAAAAAGGTAAACATTCTTTCTCAATATCTCTTATGATTTCTTGTCCATAATCTTCTTTGTCAATCCCTATGTATCCCTGGCGAGGATTTTTACCACAACCAATATCAAGTCGCATTTTGTTTTCTTTTTGACCTTCTTTCAAGGTCTTTTTTATAATCTTTGTTAATTTCCCAAAAATCCTTATCCCAATCAAATTTATATTCATGTAATTTTCTATCCATTTTTTTAGCCATTTCGTAAACAGTTTTTAATCTAACCCTTATTTCTTCTCTAACCGTTTCGTCATTAACAGCAAAAGTCAAATCATAAATCTCTCTAATAACCTCGCAAATAGTTCTTCGTTTATCAGCATATCGGTCAATGTTATCTAAAATTTCTTTATTTACCATACATCTTGCGATGACAATTTCGGCATAATGTTATACCATTTCTAATCACAAATCTCAATTTAGGATATTTAGCAAAAGATTTGATATGATGTGCCTCTAATACAATTCTTCTTTTTAATTCTCTATTCCATCCACCTTTCAATCCGCATTTTTGGCAAGTATAATTATCTCGCCTTAAAACATTTTGCCTCCATTTTCTATACTTAGGTGAATTTCTTATTTCATTATTTTTTGGAGTAATCCCACCCTTCCAATTTGGATGTTCTCTCCCTTTTTTGAATCCTTCGGTAGGTTTATGTTTTCTGGTTTTCTGTGCTATACTTATTAATCTCTTTTGCCATTCGGGAAGACGACGCCCTTTGTTTGCTTTACTAATCTTCTTTTTCGTGTCTTCGGGCATTTTATAGCCCCTATGAGACTCACTCAGCTTTCTTTTATGCTCTTCGGATAATTTCCTTCCTTTAAGTGCCCTACTTATCTTATTAGCCCAAGTAATTTTCCTACCCTTCATTAACTTACTTATTTTCAACTTCGTTATCTCAGAATGACGTTTTCCTAAATTGATTTCTCTTAATTTTTCTTTAGTTTCTTTTGTATGATGTGTTCCTTTTTTCATTATCTAATTATAATATATCCCACCATACCTATCAAATCCCATAAAGCTTCCATAATAGAAACTTCATTTTCCAAAGAGATTCTTTTTTTCTATATTTTGATTTTGACGAAAGGATTTCTTTAGCCCGAGCGAATGGCAAGTATCTAAACTTAAACCCTTGACTTTTAAACCTCGTAGAAATCTCTTGTGTAGTTCCGCCCCATTCTGTAATTCTTTCGTTAAACATACCTGCTCGAATAAGATAGCTTCTCCTGACAGCACTAAAGTTTTCAACGAAACTCCTCTTGCCGCTTCCCTTATTTCCAAAATACCAAACTTTTTCTTTGTCCCTTAAAACTCTTTTGGCAAATTGATAAATAGCATCCTCGTATGGTTTTAATCTGCTATCACAAAAAACTATTGCTTCTCCATCCGCCTCAATCACTGCCATATTTCTTGCCATTGCTAAATTGTATCCATCCCGATTTGTATTTAAATACTTAATCGGGTATCTTACCTTCTCTCGCATTGATTTTACTGCCGATTCTGTTCCATCAACGGAGTTATCATCAGCTATAATCGCTTCTATGTTTTGATAATTTTGTTCATCTAATGCTTCTAAAATCTCAAGTACTTGTTTCTTTCTATTATAAGTTGGAATAATTACTGAAACCAATGGTTCTTCGAAAAGAACTTTATTATATAATCTGGCATATCGACGGGCCATTTTAGCATCTGAAAAATCTTTTACCGTTTTCCAACCTTCCTCTCTTAATTCTAACATTCTCTTTCTGTTATCCATCAATGCTTTTAATTCATTTTTTAAATCTTCCAAATCTTCTGTCTTGCCTGACCTTACTACCATATTCTTCTCGTTATAAATATCTGGAACGTGTCCAACATTTCGAGTAAGAACCGGCACCCCCATAGCCATTGCTTCAAGAATTGGCAAAGTTCCTGAATTTCCGCAAAACATTGTTTTCTTATTTCTTCTAACAAGCAAAATATGATTAGGCACTTCTAAACAATAAACCTTTCCGTTATACTTAATTTTTTTCAAATCAAGATTTTTTCTGACATAACTTTCCAACTTTTTAGACTTTTCATAAATAACATATTCTATTTCATTAGTATTTGCCCAGTGGTCAACAATCCATCGCTTCTTTTTTCTTTTCCTTTTAGAAATATAAACATTCTTGCCTATTTTCAATAAACATTCTTGTATCCCATCTGCCAACTTTTCTGAACTTGTAAAAAAAATCCTGTTTCCATTATATTTCATTCCATCTCCATAACTAAACCATTCAAGGAATTCGTTTATATACTTTGGCCTCGCATTAAGAATTTCTTTCGGAACAAATTTTTCTGGTGCTTTCCCAAATTGCTCAAGATATCTTCCAAACTTATATCTATATCCCTTGTTTTGTCTTTCGCTAAATCTAAAACCATCTTTTATCTCTTGAAAATCAAATCCCATTTTTGTCAAAAGCCCTCTTATTTTCTTTTTTTCTTCTTTCTTCACCGCCGATATAGTAATTCTACAACTATTTTTACTTTGTCTATAAACACTTCCTTCTGCTAACCAAATCCCCATAAATCTATACCAATCTATACTGCCTTCTTTATATCTATTCCCTTTCCATTTACAGGTTCTTTGTATCTTAAAAGACTGGGGCAAGTCCTTTGCCTCAACAAATCTGTATGGCTTGTATATTGCTTTTCTATTCTTGTCAGTAGTTCTTGTAGAAACCCACATCTTATGATTTGGCGTCACAGCAAAACTTAAACTTCTATTGTCAACAGAATAAAGAACACCTTTATAATCATAAACCATTTTTCTAATTGGTTTCTGAAATTCTAAATAATTGCTCTGCGGATTGAGAGTCGCAACTTTTTCATTTTTTACATCTTTAATTTTTTTCCATCCATCTTCAGTTAGAACTTCCGTTTTATCATCATAACATTCAAAATTATCCACCGAGTTACAAACCAAAACCGTCATTCTTTTATATAAATTCCTCAATTCTTCATCTGTAACGTCTTCTTTGAATTCAACTCCTATATCTAATATCTGTTTCATATAGGCAGGTCTTGAAACTCTCCCTACTAAAAGAAAACGATAGCCCAAATCAGCACACGCTTGAGCTACTTCTCTTATTCCTTTTTTTCCTTCTATTCTTGCGGCTACCATTCCAACCGTCTTACATCTATGTAAACAGGCATTACAATCTTTATTAGGACAATAATTTTCATTGAACTGAAAGAAATCTAAATCAACTGATAAAGGAATATAAATTGACCCCGGCAGTTCTCTTTGTTGTGTCAGGTTATTCACAACTACCGCATTAAATTCTCTCCAATCTCTCTGATGTAAATCATAAGGATTATGATGAGTAAGAATTTTGGGTTTACTTTGTAAAAAAGCATATCTTTTTAAAAGCATTACCGCACTCTTCCAATACTGGAAATGTATCAAGTCCGCTTCTCTGGCTAATTCTTCAAATCTTTTCAAGACGTCTAATCCGGGTCTCTTAGGGTGAACTGGCAAAACTGTTGGACATAAATGCTCGTTATATTTAGCGATTGATAATGATAATCTATCAATCGCCGACCCCGGTTTAACTGATACAATTAAAAGTTTCATATTATTTGTAGCAAATCGCAATAAGTTTATAAATGTTGTCCTTCCATTGAATCTTTTGAAAACCTGCTTTTATTAAATTTATCTTTAAAATCTCTTTAGTAAAAACATTTCGATGATAATCATAACTATGTTTCTGGGCCCCCGTGAAAGCATAAATCCAACGAGTCGTATTTATTTTTGCCTTACCCCCACATATCCAACAATCTGGGTTCGCTTTAAAATCTTCTATTCTCTTTGCTTTGCGAGGAACGCAACCACAAACCTGACCATTAACATAGTACTCACACATCTTGCCTATATCTGGAACTTGAATCGTTAATTTACCGCCCTTTTTTAAAATTCGATACCATTCTTTAAGAACTTTTAAGGTCTTTTTAAAACTGATGTGTTCTAATACTTCTTGAGCAACAATCTCTTCTGCACTCTCATCTTTCCAAGGATAAGGAATTTTAGTCAAATCAAGGACAACTTCTGTTATTCCATTCCAATCTAAAGCATCTACATTTACAAAACCCGGTATTATTTTGGGACCTCCGCCAAGATTTAACTTAAGCATAATTTAGTATATTAAACCTTTTTTGCTGTAATAAGTGAACCAATCACATTTTGAGGGATATCTTTTCTAACTCTCATCTGATTCCGTTGATACATTTCTTCAATTCCATTTCCAATTCTATACTTATGCTCTAAAATCTCAAATTCAGTTCTTTTAAGTAATTCTTCTACTCCTTCTGGGGTATATCTTAAAAAATCAGTCCCAACAGGACGATGTATTCCATAAATGAAGTGAAACGAAATATACAAAATTCCACCTTCTTTAAGGAAATAACCGATATTTTTTAATGCTTGAAGCGGATTATACCAATACTCCGCAACCTCAAGACAAAATACAATATCATATCCGGGCCCAGCTTCAAGCATTGGTTCTTCATCTTGAATATCCATCAGAATATCTGGTTCTTTTTTTGTCTCATGGGGTTCGGGTAAATCTAATATGTTATAAATCTCAACTTCCCAAGATTTAGTTCTGCCTTTGACCGGTAATTGAGAACCGCCAATATCAAGTACTCTTTCCGCTTTTACATCAATTGTCTTCAGCCATTTTTCCAATTGAATTCTGGTAAAAGATGCCATATTTTAGCCTTTTTTTGCCTCGCTAACAGCATCAAAAATACTAATTATCCAAAATACAATTCCCGGAATAATTAAAAACATACCCCCAAAGGTAGCAATGAAAAATAAAATTCCTTTAATTGCATTTCCCGCATATATTTGCCCTAATCCCGGGATAAGAAACGAAAGGATACCAGCTAAAGTTGGGTCTTTTTTAATTTTATTGCTCATATTTTAATACTTTATTAAAGACTTCTAAATATCTCTCTCCCATAAATTTTAACGTTAATTGTTCTTTAGGTGCTTTCATAATTTCCCACGCACTACCCATACCATCAGTTCTTAAAATAATTTTCATTCCACACATAATTGCTTCTACCAAAACATTACTACAAGCGTCCATTTCATAAGTGTAAAGCAGATAATCGGCTCCCCTATAAATCATTGCCATTTCTTCTGGGCTTTTAACTACCCCAAAATATCTATATCTTTTTTCGGCCCCGCCAAAAAAATCAAAATGATACTTTTCTTGTTCTGGACTAAATCTTCCAACTATCCATAAATGGGCTTCTGGGTTTTCATAATAAATCTTTTGGAAATCATACCAAGCTCTTTCCCATCTTTTTGTTTCATCTCGATTATATCTGGAATAAAGATACTGAGGGTTTCCTTCTTTTGGTATCTTCGGCCCTTCTGGTTTAAAAATTGTTTCATCTGTGCCATTTAAAATTATTACTCCTTCTCTTTTAATGAACGGATAAATCCATCGCCTTGCCCATTCTGATTGATAAATAACTTCATCTGCTAATTGAGAATAATCATATAAACGGAATGTTCCTGTATTTCGGTTTCTGCTATTTCGAGGTACATTATCAATTCGCAGAACAATTTTCTTTTTTAAACCTTTTACTTTTTTGACTTCATTTCTTTCGGCAAGCGTAGAACCGGGAATAAAATAAATATCACAATCTTCTAAAGAATTAACAAACTGAACCTTACCACCCAATGCTTTTTGTATATTTCTCGTAAAAGTCCACCCACCACCAATTCCATATTTAGCTCTTTGCGGAATATAAATTTTCATTACTCAAATGACCCGCCTGCTAAAAACCATTTAACAATTTTGAATAGGAAATATCCAACTCGAGAAGCAAGAACTAAAGCGAAAACCACAATTATCATTGAACCCCAACTTTTCCAGTTTTTTTTCTCTATTCCAATCAACATTATTATAAATAAAGCAATAGCTATAATCTCAAAAATCATTTCAGTTTTCTTACTTTAATTATCGCCTTCTTCGGAATAGTCATTAGCATTCCAATTTGGTCATCTGTTTCCCGCCTTGATTGACAAACACTAATAAAAACATCTGTTTCTCTAATTAGGTATCCAACCGTTTTGTGTAAAGAACTATTTTCTATCATATTCCAATTAACCAAGGAGTTTAGACACCAAATTGGGCGATTTGTTACAACAGAATCAAGCCATTCTATTTCTACTATATCCCACTTATTTATTTTGATTTTTTTTGGCATAATCTCGGATAGTTAATTTCTTTCATTCTCTTGTCCATATACCACAGAAAATCCTCTAAAAACTCCCATTGGTTATAAAGTTCTATTTCATAGCTATGACCCCATAATTCAAATCTTCCCCCTTCTTCTATTACTTTATCAAAAAGCTGGTGAGCATAATCAATCCAAGTTTTATCGCCGTATTCTTTTCTTTCTGGGTAAACATGAATAGTAGGTTTTGTCATAAACGGGTCTTTAGGAAACTTTATGTTTAAGACATCAACCGTTCTCGCTTCTTTAAACCCTGCCAACTTAACTTTTTCTTTTACTCTATCATCATATCTCCCAGATGGGTAACAAAATTTCGTGACTGGCATTTCAATAATTTGTTCTAAATAAACTTTTGAACCCGCAATTTCTTCTGTTAATTTCCTATCGTCTAATTTCTTCAAATCTTCAGGATGCGACAAAGAATGCGACCCGATTTCAAACAACCCTTTCATTTTTTTGCTTAATGAACAAGAACCAACGCCGGCAAGACATCTAATCTGTCCTTCTGTTAAATCACAATTAGCTGGGATATAAAAAATAGAGGGTATCTTATACTCTAAAAGCAAATCAGCTAATGTCATATCTAATTGGTTTCCATCGTCCCAAGAACTTAAAATTTTTATTTTCTTCCCGTTTTTGTTAAATCGTGACATCTTCTACATAATGTTACTCCATTATTAACATCAAACCTTAGTTTTGGATATTTGCTCCACGGTTTAATATGATGAGCTTCTAAATAAACGCCTCTAATTCCACAAAACTGACAAGTAAAATCATCTCTCATAAACACCGCCATTCTCCATTTTTTATATCTTATACTCCTTACTGGTCTTTGATTTTTCGAAACCCCACCTTTCCAATTAGGATTTTTTTCTCCAGTTATATCCAATCTTGGTTTTCCTTTATTTGCCGGCGAGATACCTTTTCTTGATGGAGGGACATTTTTGCCTTTTTTAACTAATTCCTTGTGTATTTCGCTCAATTTTTTCCTGTAAGGAAGTTTTTTACCTTTCCAAAAACCACCTGAACCTTTAACAAACCTTCCTTTTTTATCTCTTTTTGCCCAATCCTTTTTCATTATTTAATTATAAGCATCTTTTTATTCTTCATTCTGTTTCTGGTTTAAGTAATTTAGCAAACTCTTCCAAGCTTGGGAAAATATCGTTTCTGAAAAAATTAAAAGTAAAAGTATTATGGTATAGTTTCTCACCTTCTCTTCTGGTTATTAACACAAGATAACCATCGCATTTCTTGGCTTTCTCAATCGCTTGTTCAAGAGTTAATTTTTCCTTTCTTTTTGACATACTCTTTTTCTATATAATCATTAGTTCTTTTATAAAATCGTTCAGGATTTTTAATTGCCTTATCGATTAAATCAACAAACTCTTTTGCTCTCACAAGTGTATCCACAATGAAAGGTGCTTCATTTAAGCTATTTTCTAATTTCCTCAATTCTTCGTTTATTTCTCTTGCCCTACTTTCAAGATTTAATATCTTTTCTTTGGTTTTAGACGATTGTCCTTTTGTTATTTGAAGAACGCTCAAATCTTTTCTTATCCTTTCAAGCTCTTCTTTCAATGCGTCATACTTTTTCTTCCATTGAGAAGCCATTTCAAGACGATAATTCAAGTCTATCCTTAATTTAACAAGGTTGTCTTTTTTTTCTTCTAAAACTTCTTTAAGAACTCTCTCTATTCTTTTAATATCTTTCATGTTTATTTCTGTTTTATCTAATCGACCTTTTTGTCTCTAAATCGTTTGTTTGAATCTATCACTTCTTTTAAGAGTTTAGGCTCATAACCCGCCTTCTCGCTTGCTTTAACAATAGCATTAACGTCTTTAGGAAAACATTTCCCGCCAAATCCACGATTATACTTAAATACAGCAGTATGTATCCTTTCTGTCCTTCCGTCTAAAAGAAACAACTCTCTTAATTCTCTGTAATCAACGCCAAGCGTTTCCGCTATCTCATAAAATTCATTACAAAAAGTCACTTTCATCGCTCCCCAAGCATTCTCCATATACTTAACCAATTCGGCTGTGGTTGAATTTGTCTGCCAGTACCTACAATCTGGACCAAGTATTGTCTGAAATATCTCAATTATCTCATTAGTGTCTTCTCTTTCTCCACCGATAATCATAAAACTGTGCCATTTCACATCTGTTGGGTGAGGATATTTCCAAAAAGGAACTGAATACTTACCCTCTCCCAAATACTCTGGGCTAAAGCAAATTCTTTTCTTGTATTTCTTTTTAAGATATTCTGTCGTTCCGGGACTAATCGTCGATTTAACTAAAATAAGTGGCGTTTCAAGCCACCTAATACTTTCTTCTACAATAGAAGTGTCACAAGAACCATCTTTTGCCATAGGGGTCGGGACACAAATTATGCTTAAATAGCATTCATTGACTTCTTCTTTTGTGTTTAGGTCAGGATAAGCAGGGTCATATACTCTTGTTTCGTATTTGTCTTTAAAGAAGTTGTAAAATGCTTTACCAACATAACCATATCCTACAATCCCTATTTTGAGTTTTTCTCTGTTCATTTTTGACAATACAAATTTAATTAGTTATTCATCGACCTTTTCAAAAAATTTTTTAATCTCTTGATATTTTCTTCGTAATATGCGGTCGTTTTATAACTTGTTGTTCTTTTTTTACTCTTCTCCTCTAAAAGATTGTACCACTTTATTCCTCTTTTAGCAATAATTTTCTGGTGAATAGTCGGGTCGCCTTGGTGATGTTTAAAATGACATCGCTGGCAAATAACTATACCATTATCTAAATCGTATCTTAATAAACTATACTGGCCTTTCGGAAAAAAATGATGAACCTGATTTGCTTGATTCCCACAAACCTCACATCTTCTTCCATATTTTTCCAAGCAAACCATAGACCAAAGCTTATCTGCTTCGGAACAAAGTTTTTGTTTTTTAGTCCTTGCCATTCAAATAACAATATCCGCTATAAGGCCGCCAATGTCTATCTCCATCTTTGGCCAACAACCACTTTCCAACTATTAGATTACATTCGGCATCAAATATCGCTTCTGTTCTTTCTTCACTAACTGGCAAATAGATTTTTTCATTACATTTTTCTGGTAGATAAGCTTCTTCTTCTATCATTCTGTCTAATGTTTCGTTCCAGGTTGACGGAATAAAACCAACTAATCCCATTCCGGCTATACAACCATATTCTAAATTACACGCCTTAGGATTACCACTTGATTCACAAAAAATTATATCCTCTATTGAAACTAATTTTTCTAAATTATTAACCGGAGAAGTAGCTATAAATGTATTCTCTTGCATAACTAACGTTTCATTACATACTTCTAAAAAACAGTTAGAAACATCCATTTCTTCTTGAGTCAATCCGGATAATAACGGAATAAATAATCCTATTATTGTTGTAGCAAATGCCCGAACAATAAATCTCTGTAAGGGCGGGTCATTTTCTCCTTCCATATAAATGAAGTTTTAATAATGACCTTTTTAAAATTTTAATTCAAACAGAAAATGATGTCAAGATTCATAACAGACCACCTCCCTCTCGGCATTATTACCTTTTCGCTTTGGGTTGGTCATTTTTCTTTAACTTTCTCTCTCCTTCTGCGGGAGGCAATTGCCAGAAGGCCTTTCCCGCAGGAGAAGCCCGAAACGAACTTACCTCGTTTCAGGCCTCAGAGGTGATGGCTAATCCAGACGGACTTTGTATCTCCACGTCACCCCTTTGCGAGGGTGAACTCCAAACGTCCATTGAACGGTCGAACTGGAAAGTCCCAACCTTTTTAGCACCCATTGGTCATCGCTGACAAAAGCCCCGTTGACAAAAATTTCCATATCGTTCCAGTCAAGCGAACTGGCCAAGTGAAAGTGTCCAAGACACATATAGTGAAACGGAGGGCCGGGTAGAGAACCCTGCCAACGCATTGCCCTGGTGGTGATTCCATACCAAGGAAGAGTCAGGTGCATCGGTATCTGGTCTCCGTGAACCAAAAGAAAGCACCACTTCCAGATTTTCACTTTTTGCCAGAACATCTTCCTTTCGATATGGAATTTAATTGTCTTTTGGTTCTTCAACTGCCCAGCGACTGCCAAATAGGTTACCGTGTCCCAGTTGGTCTTAATGGCCGCATATTTGCCCAAAGAGCCGTGATTGCCGTCTACCGTGTAAACATCTACCTGCTCATAATGTTGGGCAAACGTCAGAAGCATCTCGCTCAAAGTAGGCACTGCTACCTCGAACACCTGGTCCATTACCACCATTTCCAGCTCGTCCAAGCTGACCACTCGACCAATCCTGTCGTTTTGAACCACATCTCCTTCCAGAAAGACCACCAGTCTTCGGATAGGATAGGCCTGACGATGGATTGTTGCCAGCTTGATTGTCCTGTCCGCTAATCTTCGGGCACGATTGCGGATAATTCGGGCTGTTGTCGATGGAGTTTGATGCCCAATCTGGAAATCACTCAACATCAGCACCTGCACCTCTTCATCTCCGTCGCCATACTCAATTGGAACGCTCAAAGGCTGAACCTCTGGCAAAGAAACAACATATTTCTCCGTCAATTGAGTGGCAATTTGAATTGCCTTTTCAGTTTTCACTTCTCTCACCTCCTTTCTTCGCATATTCCCAAGTCGGCGTCCAAAGTCCCTTGCGGTTAAATGGTGCGAAGATTACCTTGTAGAAAAGCAAATCCCACTCTGCCCCGCATTGAAGGCAATCATAGTAAATAGGACTGCCATCTCTGGGTATCATTTTTACCAATTCACCGCCGCACTTTGGGCACTTTACTTCAATCCGCAGAATTGCCATACCTGCCTCCTTTAAAGAGCTGTAAAGAGCTGTTATTCCAATAACCTGAAAAGCACCCAGAAAAAGATATATAGCAAGATAGCGTGGGAAACGAAAACTATTTAAACAAATTACCATTCATCTTCTAAATCTTCATATTCTTTTAAATCTCCATATTCCGTCCATCTTTCTTCATCTTTTTTAGCAAAAAAATATAATTCACAATCTTTACAAACCAATCCAAACGATGTCTCTGTTACTAAATCATCATCTTTTAAAACACGACCACATTCTATACATATCTCATCATCGGGCCTGCCCAACGATTCCTCCTGGCACGTCACTTCTTCCATTACTTCTTCGTATTTATTTTTCTTTTGTTTTTTGGTCATAGACATAAATAATGTTTAATTTCTCTAAAAACTTTTCTAAGTGCCGCCCCGATATTTCTTTTGATGGGAACAGCAAAGGAAATTCCGTGTCCGCTGGGTTGTTTTATCTCAACTAAATAGAATTTATCTTTATACTCTTTACAATATCTGTTTCCCCAAACCTTTCTTACTCGTCTAATTTTAATAGTATATTCAAGAAATTCCTCGTCTTTATATCTTTTCTTTTGTTTTTTAGTCATAAACCTAATTTTTTTCTTGTGTATAATTCCCAGTAATCGTCTCCTAACCATAAACCCAATCTACTTTTATTTTTCTTTTGTTTCTTGGTCTCCATAGTCCCATTTAGGCGTAATTTGAAAAATGACCTTTGACCCTCTGACAATAGTTTTGCCTTCAAGAGTTAATTTGACTTTTGGGTGTTTTTTCTTTTGGTTTTTCATAGGTTTATTTCCTAACTCCTAATCTCTGGGGAGAAAGTCTGGGAACGCCCAGCCTTTTACTGAAACTACTCCCATTCGGGATTTATCTCAAACTCCCCAGAGATTAAAAGTTTTCTTTTAGCCATTTTGCTTGGGTTTGGTTAATCTCTTTTAGAGCTTGGTTATAGCCTTGTTGATAAATTTGTTCAACTTCATCTCCTATTTCTATGTTACCTTCTTCTATCTTTGTCTCCTCTATAAAGCGTTGAAAGGTTTGTTTAAACAAATCCACTATCTTATCAATCTCTTCATCTGTTAATTTTAAATAGCCTGTATCGCCTTTTTCTTTAGACGGGACGCTGATTATTTTCATTATCTCTCCTTTAATTATTTTCTTTTGTGTTGCCATATACTTGTAATAATTATTTAATTCTCCATTTCTTTGAAAATTCTTTCTAAATTTACATTTTTTCCCAAATATAAACTTCCCGCTGTCATTACAAGCCATTCTTTTTCTTTTTCTGATAATTTATTCCACATTCTTTCTCCAACTAAATCAATCCATTCTTTTTCTGCTTTTTTGTAAGGAACTTTAAAATTCTTCCCTTTATTTTCGGTGGTTAGATTATAAATAATTTTGAATTTTGGTTTATTTTTCATAAATTACCCAACAATTAGGAAGGTTCTCAAATGGTCTCTTAATCTCTAAAACCTGTTCTGCGATAGCATCCCCCAATGTCTTTCCCGCATATTTTCCCATTAAATAATAAATCCATAATCCAGCTTCATTATAGTCCATTACAGATACAAACTTGCCACTGGGAAGTCTATATCCTATCTCTTTCTTTATTTTTATAAATCTTAATTTTAATAATAATTTAATTAGCCGATTCATATAGTCATTAATTTATTTTTCTTTTGTCTTTTGGTCATAATAGTTTTATTTTTCTCTCTAATTTTCTCACGAAAAATCCTTTCTATCTCTTCATTTTCTTCCATAGAATTAAAATACTTTTGAGCCAAATCTTCGGGTACTTCTATAACCCCACTGGCATAACCATTTTCTTCTGGGTTGCCAAACAAGCATTCTTCTTGAGGCTTTCGGGAAAAATAGAAAATCCCATCGTCATTATAAAATCCTATTTTGGTTTTCTTTTCTTTTGGCATAGGTTTATTTAGGTTTTTGGATTATCTATTTCCATAAATTCTTAAAATGTTCTTTAATCGTCTGTTTTGAAATTTTAACGCCATCTATTTCTATCATTTCTCCTTCATTTATTTCTTCATTTTCCTTTGGCAAACCAATCTCTTTTAGTTTTCCATATTTAATATCACCGCTGATAAACTTGCCACAAGTCAAAGTTTCTTCTTCCTCTGTTGTCTTTCTCCACTCGCAAACACCAATGAACACTTTACCCTCTACTTCGTATTTGCCTTTTACTTTAGAATAAAGTGCTACTCTGGAAGATTTTGCTTTTAAATCTCCACCAATTTTTTGAAACCCACCAATCTCTTGAG